CTTGCATTTGCTTCTATTTTGTCTTTTAAACTTTTTGTGATGAGTCTCGCAACTGAGTCTGGTTCTATCTCTTGTATTCTACAATGTTCTAGAACTGCTTCCATGTGTGTGATATTTTTTTCTTTTGCGATTTTTTCTACTTCTAGTGAAAATGATTTTGACGATTGCATATACTTCTCCATAATATTAGTGGTGAGTATTCTGTTGCTAGGAACTCACCGAACCCCATGAGATTAAGCAGCTAGTGCATAATCCTCGATTGCAAAGTTATCGTTTGCATTTAAGTAATGGTCTATTTCGCAACCAACCGATAATTCTACTCGCATCTATACTCGCCAGTCGATCCTATTTCGCCCCCTAAGTCGAGACTATTATTCGTGTTCTCCACCAACATCATCTGCATCAAGAGTAATCTTTTTACCATTTACCCACATATTTTGTCTTGAACGACTTGTACTGTGGTATCCATCTTTTCGTATAAAGAATGATGGTCTGTTCTCTGCAAGTTTAAATGTACCTACTGTAATCGCAATCCCAGCGATAAGTAAAGTATGTGCAAGAGTTGATATACCGAATACTGTTATGGAACTGCACCACATACTAAAAATTATGCACCACATCCATGCGAGAACTTGCATCACCATATGTCTGGTTTCCAAGTCTGGTATATTGCATAGTGGGTTCACACTACTATCCATTACTGAGTTCCAAGTATTGTATATTATCTCTCTCATATTTACTCCATCATTCCTCTTCTACCACTCAAATATTTTGGTATCTTGTCTTGTTGTTTCTTGTCATAGTTTCTAAACCATTCTAATATTTTTCGTATTATGAACATTTCATCTCCTATGTTTTGGTGGAGGCGTTGGGTATCGCACCCAAGTCCTGTCCGATTGTCGAATTGTATCAACAAATTATGGTTCTATTTATAACATACTTGTTTTGGTTTGTCAAGTCTAAACACCAAAACTTTCACCACAACCACATTGTGCTTTTGCATTTGGATTTATAACTTTGAGATAAGAACCACCAAGTTCTTTTACATAGTCTACTGTACAACCCATGACAAACATTTCAGCCATTTGGTCTAAAACTAAAAGGTCATCTATGACAGTTCCATTTTCATCATTATCTACCATATCCCATTTGTAAGTGAAACCAGAACAACCACCACCATTGACCGATAAGTATGCATACTTCTTCTGATACGAATCAACCATAGATGATAGATAGTCTTTAGCTTGCTCTGTCAAGTTTATCATTTTCTTCTTCCCAATCTTTAGTAAAGTTATCAATAGACTCTACAAGTAAAGGTATATAGTCATATTTATTTTTTACAAACTCTTGCACAACACCATCTTCTGTTACGACTAAAATAACAATCTGTTCGATAGGTGTTCCAGTTTGTTCTTCAAACATCTCTGCATATGCAGATGCTTGTATATAATAGTTTTCATTATATTCATCAGTACGTTCTTTCGTAGATGTTTTGAAATCTATGATAGATAGTTTACCATCATACTCTGCGATACAATCGACACGACCAGCAACTCTATACTTACGAGAAAATAGTGAACATTCTTGTGAACGTATATTATCTATTTTTTCTAGAACAGTTTTCTTTAATTGTTTGAAAAGACAATATGGTAGAAACTTCTTTTCATGTTCTTTCCATTTGTCAGGCCAATCTATAGGATAATTATTTAAATAATCTTCACACATATGATGGACAGCAGTACCACGATTTGCAGATACCCTTGCAACATAGTTTGCAACCTCATCACCAACTTTTTTTCTCCACTCAAATAAACCCTTTTTATTTCTTGTGGACAAAACTGTTGTTATAGATGGATACAGATTACCATCTGGGGTTTCATAAAACCTTTTGAAGTTAATCGTCTGTGTTGTCAGTTTCTTCAGTTCTACTGGTTTGTGTGTGTAATGTTTCATTCTTCACTTCTCCATTTTCTAAAATCTTTTTCGCTCTACTAATCTCATAATTACTCCACTCTTTGGAGTATGCAATTGGAACTTTACCCCAACCAACTGTCCTATCCCACTCTCTCTGAGTGTATTTGTTAGGCCAACTTTCTAATTCTTTCGACAAGACGATCTGCCCTATTTGTTACTTGACGATACCAGTTGCTGTCAACCATCTCGTCTGCGGCTGCGTTCCAATCTCTGGAGTCTACTCCTCTTTTCATACCCTTGAATTTGGATAATCTTGGACGGCCCATATTGAACATCATATTTGCAATGACTCTTTGTGCTTCCTCTGGTAAGTCATCAAAGTCTGGATACAGAACTTTACAATCATCTACCACTATCTCCACATCTTTTTCAAACGCTTCAATTACTCTTTCTTCTGAAACTGGTGTTCCTACTTCTTCACCATGTTCTGGGTCTGATTCTAATATCAGATGGCCCACGCCGAAAGTGGGATACCCAAGATGGTCATTATAAATTTTATACTCAACACCCTCGTCTATCTCCAACTCTTCTCTTAGTTTTACTAAGTCCATTATTTCTCTCCTAAATTATTCTATTCCCATACCTAATTTTGTTTTTTGTATGAGATAGTTTCTTACAAAACCAGAACGAACTATATCGCCGATATTGAACTCTAAACAATTAAATTCTTCCATCTCTTCTAATATTCTGAGAAAATCATGTAGTCCGTTTCTTTCATTTACTTTTGATAAATCTGTCTGCATAAAATCACCACAGAACATTATCTTCGAGTCTTGACCAACTCTGGTAACAATTGTATCTAACTCGTGAAAGTTTAAGTTCTGACACTCATCTACTATAATGATAGAATTGTCAAATGTCAACCCCCTAAGAAAAGAAGTTGATAGAAAATAAAAACTACCTTGAGATTTTATTCTATCATACAACATAGAGAACGCTTGTTCATTTGGTTGTTTGAACATAAACTGAACCATATTAGAATATGGAACTTGATAGAGTGCAGCCTTATCTTCTTCATCGCCAGGTAGAAATCCTATCTCTCTAGTTGGTATCAAAGAACGAACCATGACCACTCTGTCATAAGGTGTATCATTTCTTAACACTTCTTGCATTGCAAGGTATAATGTTATAAATGTTTTACCTGTACCAGCACACCCATATAAAAATTGGTTCTTACCTTTCTTATATGACTCAAAGACAACCTTTTGATTATCTGTTACTGGTTCTATTTTTACTAAATCTGAATTTGTTATTTCTATTTTTTTTGACATAATCTCTTCTCTTTAATAAGGTGGGGGAATCGACCCAACTGATTCCCCCTGTGCTGACCCTAAAATAATAAATTAGATTGTGATCTGCACATTATTATTTATAATTAGAAACTTTACTTCCTAATTTACTTACATTCTGACTTCCGTCTTTACGAATAAGTCCATGTTTCTTACCTACGTTTTCTACTTTTCTAGACTTACCACCTCTACCACTTCCAAACCTATCTGCAAGTGGACTATTAGGGTGGGCTTCTGCAATACGACTAAAAGTTTCTTTCATACCACCATCCATTTTATTTACGATATGATCACCTACAAGTGCAGCTGTGGTTAACATGGGTTCTATGTGTGGATTATCTTTGAGATATTTTTCTCTCTCACTCCAACTCATAAACTCATCAAACTGTTCATCTGTATCTTTATTATAAAATGTATATGTCGGCATCACATTTTCTCTTTCAATAACTTTCTATTACTTTCTTGTAGTAGTTGATTAAACTGAATCAGTTCTTTATTTCTTTCTAGAACTTTATAATATGATTTATTCAGTTCCTTTTGGTCTTCTTGTAATAAATGATATAGTCCTTTATACTTCAACATCTCTCTTCGTAATGTTTCTTCAAAACTATCTTCGTGATTATCCCAACCTTTTGTCATATTGATATTAAATCTTTATTCTCATATCTACCAAGTTTACCTGTCACAAAATAATTTGTACCTAAAATAATTCTAGGTGACTCATCTTCATTAGGTAATGCTTGATGTTCTAACCAGCCAGGGAATATAATTATATCACCAGTTTTTACAGATGCATTATATGTCCTTGAGTTGAAAATATTGTTTTGTAATATATCATATGAAAAACCATAACCCTCTTGTATTCTACTTACGGGCATCTTGATTTGAAAGTCACCACTATTTGCTTGTACATAGTAGACACAACTGAAAACTGTATTAGGGTGTGTATGTAAATGGTGTGCATCACCTTTATGATTTATCGCTGTCCAACTTTGTGTTAGATAGAAATGATTTTTGATTTGTAAATGTTGAGTAACATAATTATCAAATCTTGATAGTATAAAAGTTTTTACTCTCTGAAGTTTTAGATGTTCTAATACATCTGCACTATAAGATACTGCATTACCTTTTTCAGATAATGCTTTACGAAACTCACCATCTACGATTACTTCTTTTTCCTCTTCGTTTAGAACAAAACTTGTTGACTCTTTGTAAATGGGTAATGCATGAAAAGGTATGATTTCTGGTTTGATTTCAATAGAAACATTTCTTTGAATTTCTCTACTCACAGCCTTATTGATTTCATTTTCTAAATCACTCTGACTCATTTTCTCTCCATAATTTTCTCATCTTCTTATATATAGGGTCATTCGTAACAACATCTCTGACGTATTTAAATATCCTTGCAGACCTTGCTTTATCAGATGTAAGTGCATCTGGTTCTTGAGGTTTGACGTTTCTATTCTCATCATACTTTTTACCATCTTTATGATTTGCATATCGTCTGGCTCTGGTAAATCCCATCTCTAAAAATTTACGACACATATCCATACCAACAAAATCTTCAACATCTTTATATGTATGATACATATGTAAAATTATTGTAGATGATACCAATGCATCTGATGGTGTTTTAAATCTCCAATGTTTACATATATCATTTGTATAGGGACGAACTAAAAGAACACCTTGTTCACCACGACCTATTCTATATCTTCTGTCGTTAGGTTGAAACAAA